ACCCCGGATCCGGTAGGCGCGCGGGGCGCGTCCCAGATCCTCGGGCCAGACCTGGTCACGGAACGGATAACGATGGATCTGGAAATTGCGCCCGTTGCTGCCGCCGCTGCCAACCACCACGAATGGCACGCCACGGAACGACGCCTGCAGGTATTCTTCTGCAAGGGTCGCGATCACATTGGCCATGTCAGTTTCCTACGGGTGTCAGTTCAGGCGGCATCGCCCGCTGGACGGGGATATTGTTGACGACACGGGTTCCGGGCGGCGCGTTCGTGACGCGCGCGCGGGTGCCGGGCGGTGCATTTTTGTGATCGATTTCGACCTGTATCCGCTGCACTGGCGGGGTAGAGGTCGACATTCTGGCGATATTGGCAACGTAGCCCTGCGTTTCGTGAGGCAGAACCGACAGGTCGTGGGTCTGCGCGAACTGCTGCACGCGGGCGCTGTTGGGTCCGGCGTTATAGGCGGCGTCAGCGGCAGCATAGTCACCGTGATAGCGGTCCAGTTGCTGGCGGTAATAGCGCGCGCCCGCGTCGAGGTTCTGGCGCCAGTCGTAATTCGGGGCATTGACGGAATCGGCAATCCCCAATGCCCGCGCGGTGCCGGGCATCAACTGGCTGGGGCCGAATGCCCCGGCGGGCGAGACGTTGCGATACCCGCCATGTTCCTGCCGCAGCAGCGCGGTGTAATGGCTGGGGTCGATACCATAGTGCCGCGCCAGGGCGGTCGCCATCTGTTGCACCGGCTGGTCCAGTGGCGCGGTGGCCGCGCCGGACAGGCAGTTCCACCAGTGGTTGAACCGCGACCAGCCCGGGACATTGTCAAGGACGCCTTCACCATCACCCGAATGGAGGACGCCAGCCCGATGCGCCTCGTAGAGCGACTCACCGGCATTGATGAAACCCATCACACTTCCTGCCGACGGTCGGAAGGGCGTGCGCCCGGGGCGACCGGGCGCCGTGGCCCCGGTGTTCCATCCGGGAGGCGATGCACCGACCGTCTGCGCCACACGCGATGCCACCGCCGCAGCGCCTGCCGCCTTCCGCATGCCGCCGAATGCCGTCGCCACGGCGATAACGGCGGTCGCCAGACTTCCCAACCCTGCCAGAACAGGCAGGGCATACAGCGCCCCAATCGCAATCAGCGCGTCCCGACCAGCAGATTTCCAGCCGCCGAGCCGGTCAACGACGTTCGTAATGGCGTGGTAAAGACCGACGATGTCGCCCCGGATGCGGTTCCATCCCCCTGCGCGCAACCATGTGACGAACTGCCGGACGTAGTCCCCGATATCCTGCGCGATCCATTTGCGGTTGGCCTCGATCAGGTTGGTCATGAAGTCGGTCAGTTCCCGGACGCCGGGGGCGGCGGCTTCCGCGATGCTGTTCCCGAAGTCTTCGACCGCTTCCCCAAGAGCCGCCTGTGAACGACGTAGACTGTTTGCAGCATCTACGCTGGATCGCGACATATGGCTGTATCGTTCAGCCTGATCGAGGGACTGTTGCCATTCCTTGTTTGTCTGCTGGAATATCGGCATCAGCCCCTGAGCCGCGCCACCAAACAATGTCGCAGCAGCCACGGCCTGCGCCGCAGGGCTGCGTATTTGGCGCAGACTTGCGGCGACACGTAAGAACAGCTTGTCAGGACTAAGCCTTTGCAAGTCTTCTGCATGAATGCCGATTGCCTTGAACTGGGCGACGGCGCCCGGGTCCTGATTGTGGAGGGCGGCCCAGCTTGTCTGTGATAACTGCTGCAATGCCCCTGTCATGGATTCAGCAGACCCGCCAGCCAACTGGGCCGCGTTCTGCATGGCCTGCAGGCGTTGCGGGGCCATGCCCATGGTGCGCGATGTAGTGCGCAGGTCTGTCCCGGCCTGTGCCCAGGCGCTGGCGAGGCGGTACACACCCGCCACGCTGGCTGCGCCGGTCAGGGTGCCCAGCACCGGCACGATCTGGCCCAGCGACTGGAACGCGCCGACGGCCGAGCGCCCCACACCGACGATACCATTATTCAGGCGCGACAGGCCCGACAGGCTGGCGAAACGCCCGAACGCAGCCTGCACGCGACGCACTGGGGCCTGCATGTGTGTAATGCGTGCATTGATCCGCTCTATCGTCTGGCTGACACGATCCTGCGCGGTAAGTGTAACCTTAACGCCTGCGTTGGCCACGTTCGGCCTCCCGTTTCTGTTTTGCCGCGATCTG